GAATGAACTTTAGGTTCTAATTGAGGTTGTTTTGCTTCGTATTCTGTTTTGTGCACAAAAGAACCATTCCATTCTCTTAACATTTCTCTGTAAGGAAATGCAAAACCACTTCTATCGGATATAGCTAATGCATGTTTACCTTTTGCAAAATTACCCATTATTTAAAGCTATAGTTCCTTGGACTAATATAAAGACTTGTTGCTGTAGAATCTTCATTTAATGCTCTTTGTAATTCTTCTTCATATAAAGGTTTTAAAATTTGAATTCTATCAGGAGCTATTTTCATACTTAAATAATATGCAAGACCTGAAATCATACAAGGTATAAAACGAAAAACTACATCTGTTTCATTTGTATAAGCAGTCCCGGCATCTTCTATTCTTTTTAAATAATAAAATTTTAATAAATGAGTTGACCCTGAAAAACTACTACTTGGTGTTTGATATAAAAAAATACTTGGTGAAGTAGTTCTTTCTACATAATATTGACTAGGTGTTCCTTTAGATAATTTAGTTGCAAGAGAAGCATATGTCGATCTATCTATTTTAGTTAAAGAAGTGTCTATAGGTGTTGTACTAGTTGTATTATTTCTAACATAAGCTTCTAAAACTTGATTAACTCCTGTTGGAAAATTTGTACTATCTGTAGTAGCATTATATTCAGCTTGGCCTTCTACCAAAGGCACTGCAGCTAAATCTACTTTCCATAAATGAATTCCTCTATTTCCCCATTCAGAAAATAAAATATTTAAAGATCTTCTTGCACTTTTTAAACTATAGCCTGTTCGTAAACTAATTCCACATCTCTCGTATGCTTCTTGAATTATTTCATCAATATCAAGATCAAAAGTAGTTGTGCCTGATGTAGCCATCTAGCCTCCTTAATATAACTTTTTAAATTCAGCTATAATTGTATACATATTTCCTGCATCAGCTTCACCTGGTACTACAAGATTTACATCACTTTCATTGGTATTATTAGATTTATCAGCAGGGATTCCACCAAATTCTCTAAAGTCCCAATAGCCTGTTCCTGTTAAACCTATTACTGGAATATCTCCATCATCATCTTCTTCGTCTAAACGAGCAAAAGAGTCTCCTCCGTTTCCGCCTTGACAAGAAAACCAAACTCTAAGTAAACTTAAATGAGCCGCAGCCTTACCTGTAACACTATTTGCAGCTAATGCTGATACGTCACCAAAAACTGTTGTGGCACCTGTTCCGTCTGATTGATTGATTATTTTAATTACAACTCGTTGATCGTTTTGTTGTAAGATTGTTGGTCCTGTTACTGTATCTGCCATTTGTTTCCCTCCTTAATTAAGAAACAGTGGGGCCGAAGCCCCACTTAATATTATTTATTATTCGTTAATTGTTCTACTCATACAAACATAATGAACACCAATTGCTTCTGCTGCTCCTGCACCATTTTCAAGTCCTACATAAGGAATTAAATCAATGTCATCATCTAAAGCTCCTGAAGGTGTTGTACCTGTAGTTACCGCAGTACCACCGGTTGAACCAGAAGTGCCTGTAACATTATACTGAATTCCATCTACAAAAATAGACGCTTTTCTATCTGAATCAATAGTGATTTTTAAATTGTAAATAGTGTTCGCTGTTACTGTAATTGGTAATTGACTAATAAAATCAGTGCCACCAGCAGAATGTACAAAATGTAATTTTGTAAAATCAGTGAAAGCTTCTGAGTTTGTTGCATCAGTTTGAAACTTAAAATAAGCTTGATCGTCATCTGTTGCAACTAAATGATCATTAGTTAATTTTAAACCTGCCCAAACTTTTTGATTGTCAATCGCTGCTGTATTAATTGATGTTTCAAAATTTACTTGGTTTTCTGTTCCCCATAAACATCCTGCCCATGCAGTTGCTGCTGTATCGAGATGTGGAGTAATAATTGCTTGATCTTGATCTGCTGTTGCAGTTGTTAATAATATTCCTGCTGAAGTAGTATTAAAAGTAGCTAGTGCAGTAGTCATATTAGTTCCAAGTGCTTCCCAGTTTCTATTCAATGCACGTTGAACTTCAACTGTTGACGCTTGGTCAATGTTTGCATTTAAACCGGGTCTTTGTAAAAACATTTCTTCTAAATAAATTCTTCTTGCATCCTTTGCAGGAGTGCCAAAAGTTCTATCTGATATTAAACCAGATGTAGTATTTTTACTAACTAGCTTCATCCCATTCTCTGAACGAATAGGGCCGCTAAAAGTTGTATTAGCCATAATTAATCCTTTGTAGTTGTAATCACACCATCTCTTCTACAATCGTCTGCTAGGGCAGTTGGTATGATAGTTAATCCTAGAAAATAAAAAGGGGGAAAAAATCCCCCCTAGTTTTGTACTTTATTTACGCACCCGGTGATCCAAAAATGGATCTCCAGTCAGACCATCCAAAAGAATATCTTTCAGAGGCTTTGAAACGCATATTTCCAGATTCAAAATCCGGCTCCATAGAAGTTTTTAAAGGTCTTCTTTGGAACATTTTTAAGCCAGAATTTACCATGTCTGTGAGAATGAACCATGCATCAGTATCAGTGAGGTAATGATTTACCGCATATCCTTGTGGAAGGATATTCATTGATCTCATTGCATTAGTGTCATTGTCAGCAGTTCCTACTCTTAAATCTGACTTTAAGATTCGTTGTGCTGTGAAAGCTAAATCTTTAGGGATAATTAACTTTCTTGCGTTAACAGCTACTGGGACATTTCTGTCATCCACAAAACCACCAATCGAAATGATTGCTGATTCTAGTGAAGTTTCAGATAAATCTGCAGCAGTTGCTGGTTCATTAGACAAGTCTCCAGCTTCAAGCGTAGGGTGATCTGTGGTCATTAATGCTTTACCATCTCCACCTACATAACTTGAACTAAATCCATTGTTTAGAACATTTGCGGCTTTTACTTGTTTAGTATAAGCCATTGAACGTGCTAAAGCAGCAGTGTATCTTTTAGATAAAGTATCATAAAGATTATCCTCTACAGCTTCCTCAGTTACTGAGAATGCTAAAGCGATAGTCTCATGTACATATCTAGCAGTCCATTGCTCTGAAGCTGAATCAAATTCTACTGACCCACCTTCTGCTTTAGTTGGTGCAGCACCAAAGCCAGAAAGAAGTGTTTCTTCCTCAAATGCTCTGTCTGAACTTTCTTCATTGAAGATTTCAGCGTGCTCACGTTCCCATCTTTTGTACTCCAAACCAAATAAGGCGTGAAGTCCCGGTTCCAACTCTTTAACGAGTTGCGATCTACTAATCGGCATAATCTACTCCTATACTCCTGCAGTACTTTGATCGTGTCCGATCAGTTCATGTTCCCATATAACTGCTTCTAACACGCCATTAGTACCGTAGGCATTGTTTGGTTCATTGTACAGCCCAAGAATCCTTAATCCTGCTGTGCCAGTACCGGTTGTGCCATTAATCTCATGTGCAGAACCACCAGTAGATGTACTACCTGCTCCTGCAACGTGGTCTGCTAAATTACCGATATCGGCAAAATCTGCACTACCAGAAGATTGTATAGCCCAAACAATATTGGGGTCGTCATACACAATTGCAGTGATATCTCCACTACCTTGTGTTGTTGTGCTCGCTGGGTAATATTTAGAAAAAACTTGTTCGCCAGATGAGTTGGTATAATTGCAACCTGCAAATACACCTAGTATTCTGTTACCAGCAGCGGCTGCATCAATGTAGCCTGTGCTTAATAATTTAACAAAATCACCAGTAAAAATAGCAGTAGAAGATGTTCCATCTCCTATTATTTTCCACTCATTAGCTCGAATAGTTCCACCTGTAATATGTCTTACAGCTTTAGCACCAAATGCAGCATCTTTATTTGCCATATTTAATTCTCCTATTGCTAATTGTTAAAGTCACCTTCACAATAAGAATTCTATTCTTCACTAAACTCGGTTTTTCTTTTTCCGGTTGTCGTTGAAGAACTACGTTTTTGATGAACTGGCATTGAAGGATGTTGTTCTCTCAAAATATCCGCATCAACAGCACGGCTTTGCCTTTGTGTCTTTTGCTCAAAATATTCTTTTTTTGCATCAGACATTTCTGTTGGGATTTTTGCTAAAACTAAATCTCCTGTACCAATCACGCCAGCGTATTTTCCTGTCTCGTGTGTAGGTGCATCGAAATCTGGGTGTTCGTCAGCACGCACATATTCGTATCCTTCTCTTCGTTTTTTTGATACGTTTTGTGAATCATCCTCCCCACCCGCTGAAACTCTAACCCATCTGTATTTGATTCCATCTACATTTGGTTTAGGTGCTTCTAAATAATTAGGAGGTTGATATACTATTTTGCGACTAGCTTCAGCCCTAGTCGAGTGGCTTTTATTTTTATTGGTCATTCAGTCCTCACGAACTTCGCATATTCTTCGAGTGGCACACCTAATTTACGAGCCATTGCGATCTGGCTCTGGTTCATACGAACCTTCTTAGATGAGGAAGATGTTGTTTTACTAACACCTGCTACAGTTGGTCTAGGTCGACTTGTTTCCTGTTGAGGAAATGAATCTCCTATCCTACGATCTAGTTCAGAATAATATTCTTCACTTGATGGATTGTAACCTTCCATCTTGAGAGCAGCATCAATAGCGTAAGCTGCACCAGTTTTTGCTACATCAGTACCAAACCATCCATTGCCTTGTGCCCATCTAAGTGCACGAGGATCTGGTTGTGATTGTGGTTCTGGTTGTTGTGCATTAACTTGTGGTTGCTCAACTGCTGTTGATTGTTTTTGAGTTGGTGCAACAAATGGAGTTTGATTTTCCAAATGTTTCAACTCATATTTAACTTCTGCTATATCTTCTGCAGCTTTAAGCATTTTATCAGAATCGCCTTCTTCATGAGCACTTTTATGTGCAACACGAGCAGATTCTAATGCTTTTACTGCATTAGCTTTTCTTGCATCAAAGAATTGAGATTGTAACTTAGCATAATCCTCAGTTACAACATTCTTTTTTTTAAGATCAGTTTCTAATTGTTGATTCCTGCTATAATAGTCATTACGTTGCCTTTCAGCTTCGTTTGCTCTTTTAACAAGTTCATTAATTCTATTTTGATAAGCATTAGCTTTCTTTTTTGGTTTTTCAACAGTCCCTTCATCTTCATCTTGCTCTTCTAATTCAGTTTCTATTTCTGTTGGCGTAGAGTCAGTTGTCTGTTCGTCATGGACAGCTTGAGAGTCATCTATGACATTTTCCACCTCAGAATTATCTTGCACTTCTTGTTCCGGAACAATAGCACCTTCAAAATTCTTTAGCTTCGTTTCTTTTCCATCATCCACGACTTGCATCGGTTT